TCTTCGTCTTCTTCGTCCTCTTCTACATCCTCGGGTTCCTCTTCCTCGGCTTCTTCTTCCTCAACTTCTTCTGCTTCGTCAGGTTCGTCACTTTCTTCTTCCTCGATTTCCTCCGCTTCGGTAGGCTCATCCTCAACCTCCTCGGGTTCCTCTTCAAAAATGTCTTCTTCTCCTTCAGCCCCAGGCTCAACCTTGTCCGAACCGCCTTCAAGCTGGTCATAAAGACGAGTGATAGCGTTGTCGGGGGCTTGCCTTTCTGGGTTGTTGAAAGAGTTAGGCATAAGTTAATCCCTCATTTCTCCTTGTTTTTCAGCCCATTGCTGAGCTGGGTCTTCCACAATCCCAATCAACTTCCTTGCCATCCTAATTTCACCTTGCAAACTACGTAGTTCTTCGGGGGCACATGTTTCCATTTGGGAGTAGATACATTCAATCATCTGCTCCACTTTGTCGGAAATCATTTTCCAGTAATACCCTTGAGCGAAGAGGAAAAAGTCTCTTTGAGCTTCCTCTTCAGGTGTCAAATCCCTTTCACTCATCACCCTTCACCGCCTTCGGCTTGTCCTGGTGGAGCCATGGGGCCTTGCGGTTGTCCCATTCCAGCTTCATCAGGGGCCATTGGTGGTTGCTGAGCGATAAACTCCTCGGGATTGTCCACCTCGTCGAATTGCTTGAGTACCAGAACAGCCAGTTTTACCTGGTCAATTATCGGATTTTGACTCATCATGGAATAAAGCTGAAGTGCCTGCTGTTGTTTGAGTTCGTTGTTGGCTAAGGGGTCGGTTCCTGTGCAGGCAGGCATCAGGTCGAAGAAACCTGCGATTTCCTCAGGGAGAATATTATGAAACTCATAAGCTCCCTTTTCTCCCATGACTCTTATTAGCTGGTCTTCCTCCATAAACTGCTGATTAAGCTGAATAAAGTGCTGAGCCAGCTCAGCCAAGCCCTCGGTAGCAAACTTGTAAATTTTCATCTCTACTCTTACATGGGCTTCACCTATGATAGCGGTAACTGTGGTGGCGGTTTGTTGTTGGGTAGGTTGCTTTCCTGAGTACCAATCATAAATACCGCTTGTCATTCTCATATCTTCCTTGGCTACCTGCTCCTCCTGATAAGAGGATGCGGTAACGTCACTGATTGAAAACTCCTGAATCCCATCCTCAATGCGATTTACTCCGCTAACCCTGATGGTATCACCAGGTTTAATATTAGCCAGTTTAGCCTTGTCCACATTGACATTATTCAGAACAAACCAGGCTTTGGTCAAAGAAAGGTTTATATTATCAATCCTTTGGTTGCGACGGGTATTGATTTCCTTCTGCATGCTTACATTCGGCTCAATATCCCCAATGCTCCAAAATTCTCCCATCAACCGAGTATTGTGGACGCTGATAAAAGGCTTCATTTTGTGCCAGTAGGGATTCTCTTCAGGGCCCTGGATTACTACATCTCGGTCAGCTACAATGATTACTTCGTTATCTTCCCAGTATTCCAGGATTTCCACCAAATCATCATGAGGGTCTTCCTTTTGCCCTCCGACTACATGCCCTAAAGAGCCTTTCCTTTCATCCACAGCCAGGTCATCACCCATTGGCGTTGAACCCCCAGCTTCTTTCCTAGCCTTAATGAAGGCGTGCACGTTTTTGAACCTTTCTTCTTCCTGCCCCTGTTTTAAATCATCCAGGCTAAGATGATAGCGGTGAATTACATAGGGTGCATCCTTTGCACTCGAAGCATTGGGGGCAACGAATATATCCCCAACGTCACAGGCTTCAAAGTTTGGCCCTTCATACACGGTGACTTCCTCTTCGATTTCCTCCCGATTGATTTCGTATTCAGGAGCAAATTCAATCCTGTCAAGAAGGTCAGAACCTCTAACATCCTCGACGATATGTTCTTCTCCGCTAATGGTATTTCTGGCAACGGAGGTTTTTCTAATAATAGTTTTTTCCTCTAAGTCCCAATAAGTTTTAGCTACCCCCACGCCATATTGAATAAATTGTTTAACCCAATCCATTGTCTTTTCAACCATTCGCACATGGGAGTGATTAAATTGATAATCAAGGAGACGTTCATTAGCTTCTGCAGAGGCTTCGCTTTGTGGGTCTCGTGGAAGCACGGAAACGTAGGGTCTTTTCTCAAACATCCCCTTGATTATTCTCGGTTCAATGGTTTCCACGAGGGCATATATCATAGGGACAAAGATATTAGAACGTCCTTCTCTATGCTTTCTGTAGCCCCGATAGAGTTTGTAAAAGTCAAGGTGTTTTTCCTTAATATCCCTATCGGCAGAGGAGGCGATTTCAAAACGCTCTACTACTTTTGTAAGAGCCTTAAATTCTTTTGAGTTTTCTTTATGAACTCGGCTCTGTGCCACGATATTTCCCCCTTATTTTTCCAGCAATATGTGAGAGACTACATGCCCAGCTTCGCCGTCTGAGGTGGAAGAGATTTTGATTTTCTTGAGCCCTTTAAGGTTAGCTCTGAAAAGCCCTTCGTTACCTGCCGAAGCTGTTTCTGTAACTCCCGAGCCTGTTTCCAAGTTTTCCACTTCCAGGGCTTTATAATTTTCTCCATCAACAGAGCCTTCAAACTTCACCTTGCTATCCCAATCGCCGTCGCTGTCCTCAACAAGTTGAATCCCAGCGGAAGCGAATTCAGAAACGTTGATTTCAGCCGATTCCTCGTCACCGCCAGCCAAAGGTTCGGTAACCATTTCCTCCAACTGAGGCAAAACCCTAGTTTTTTTAACTCTCCTGTCTCTAAAAGGCATTTTATGCCCTCCTTTGCTTTTTAATAACCCGTTTCAGGGTCTCTTTCTGCCAATGCCTGCCCAAACTCCCATTCGTCTCTCCATTCACGGTCTTCCAGTTCTTCGGGATGCCCCTCGACGCTGGGAACCGCCTGAATCAGATACCTTAGTGTTTCATAACCATGGTCTTCAACGTGAGGATTCTGGTCAATATCCTCGGGATTACTCGGGCTTGGGGGCAACCCAGGCAAGGTTCTCCATAGATGCCGATTATATTTATTTATAAGTAATTTAGGAATCCCATCTGGTTGGTATTTAAGGTATTCGTGAAGTGCGGTTTTCCCTTGGAGCCTATCGTTATTCGCTCTTACAAAATGGATGCCCTGTTTAGAAAAGTAATCGGCGATAGTTTTAGGTTGCCCCCAGGCTGAATCTGAACGCCCATCATGCCTGAAAATATCATGCCCTGCTACCCTTAGTTCAATATCCTCTTTATTGATTTCCTCAACTTCTTTAATCGCCTTGGCTACCAACGAAGGGTTCATTCTCACTCCCTCGTTGGGGATGATTTGCCCGTTGTGGTCACGCTTAATCCCATAATATTCCCGATACACATAAACCCTGGAATAATTACGAGGGTCAACCGCCCCCCACAACACACAAAATGGCCTCGAGTAACCCCAATCCATAGCCATTATCCTCGGCCACTTCTTAGGAATCACCCTACCTTCATACCCATGCACTTGCATGTCCAACTCCTTGAATACTCTCCCTGAAAAACTATCCCAATCCCCGTAAAGGAGAGCATCCCTATGAGCTTCATCCATGCTCAGCAACCTGGCTTTGTAATTAGGGTCAGCATTTACCAGGATTTGGTTGTCGTCTAAATACGCTGGAATAAATAAACGTTTCCTCGGTGGCACTCCCTCCCTTATCTCCGCAGGTGTCCTGGGGGCTGTTTTAACCTTGTAAGGGTCGGCAAAATCTATAAATCTTGCCTTTACCCAGTTATGCCCCACTCCACCAGGGTTAGTAGCCGAAATAATCTTCGGCACTATACCAGGCCTGCTGGTTCGGTTTCTACTTAGCAGATATATATACTGGTGCTGTTCAAAGCCCGTAAGTTCGTCAAATGTGATAAGAGGAAACTCACCACTCTGGAAACGCTCTTCGTCACCCTGTTTCTTCAAATATGTAAACTGTAAAACACTACCATTCTTAAACTTCCAACGGTTCCATTTCTCCGAATACTCAGCCACACTCGAGGGTATCAATTCCTTACTCCTCGGAATGGGCTTCATCTGCAACTCATCCAACGTCCTTCTCAAAAAAAGCAAATGTGCTCCTGGAAACTCCTGAGCTACCACTATATTCGCAATCAACAAGGCGTCGGTGTTGTGAGTAACTATTAAGTCTTTTCCGGCTACATAAAGCCCATCAGGGTTATCCACTTTTATGCAATATGCTTGCTCTACGCCTGCATGATAAATTTTAGTGATTTTTTTATGGGTAGCGTTTCTTGGTGTTTTTACCTTGTCTTTTTTCCTTTTGAGGTGAAACAGAAAGATTTTATTTTTACCCTGAATGTAAAGCCTGTATTTATCCTGCATTTGCTTCCCATCAAAATAGTTGGGGGCAGGGCCACTCACCGTTACCCTAAACCCGAGGCTCCGCAAAAGAAACGCCATATCCTTTGCCAATTGCTTTGATACTGTGGAAAACTCTACATGCCCTCTTTCATCTACATACCCATCAGCGTCCATTAGTCCGCGTGCAAGCTCAAAACGACTGTCAATATCTGCATATAGGTATTGCTCGGGAATAAACTTTTCTTCAGATTTTTTCCCCATCAATTTTAAGTTTTCAAGGTGCTTTTTTACCCCTTGAGTTGAAAAACAGCCATCTCCGAGAAGCACCCCCAAAGTGTAGGAATCTATTTTTTTGTAATCATACCTGTAGGCTTTTGTAAATTGTATAGGCTCAGGTAGGGGTATCTGCACTTCGTAGTAACCATTTTCAAGTTGCTCCATTAGCTGGCTGGTAGTTTGTAGCCTGTATTTCAAGCCCTTCTTATCCCTGCCCTTGCGAACATAGCTCACCAACCAGATATGGTCTTCTGTCACATCAAGGTGGGTTCCATCTGCAAACTCTACCCTGTATATATCCCTCACGCCTAAATCAAATTTATCAATCACGGTCGTATTCCCGTGATAAGGAGAGCAAATCCTGTCGCCTCTTTCTATTTCTTTAACTTTCCTCATTCCGTAGGGGGTAGCTATCACATCGCTCGCTCTTTGCCCCTTACCTCCACCTGCTGCCCCTCCGTAAAGTATCTCATCAGCCCCATCAGCATCTAAAACTTTCTTCAAAAAAAGAGCCTGCTTGGGTTGAGCTCTCCATTCCACACTCAACGGTCAGACCCCTTAATCTCAATAGTCTCCTTCTCACGCTCACCAATAAATATATTTAAACTCGAAGACGCCCCGACAGCATTTTGCACAGTATCTTTCCCAAGCATCTTTGCCATCTCAAATAACATCCTCTGCTGATGATGCCGATTTTTGTTCTTCTCATCTGTAGCATCCCTATATACCTGCTTAATCAACGGATTAATATACCCAGCCACTAATTGCAAATTCATCTCCTGCAATACCTGGGTAAATCCACGCTTCTTCATTACCTCATAATAATAAGGCCGAGAAATATCCGCCTCCTCACATATCTCCTTCACCGACGCATGCTGATAATCAGGATTGCACAACACAGCCACCAAACGCTTCTCAGCCTCCGTTAGCTTATACTCCTGCTTCGCCTTCTCCTGCAACATCTGCACGCACCCCTGTTCCGCAAACACCTGTTTCACTTATTATAACCATTCTACACTTTTCTGTCAATTCCTCCCTCCTTATACAAAAAAATCCCAAAAACCCATACCCCGAAGAAATTAAAAACACCCCCCCCCG